TCGCTTTGGGTTTCGACAGACAGGAAACCAACCTGTCCGTTCTCCTTCGCCAAAGCGACAGCAGCGTCTTTCTGGTCAGTGACGGCTACACCCTCTCTGTATACTCTATCATCTGTACTACGCCATAGCTCATACCCGTCTGACCAGTCGGAAGCTGGTACAACAACGACGTAGAATCTCATTGTCTTTTCCCCCTCTCTGATTGGTTTCATAAGGCACAGGGTAGATGCCCTGTGCCCTTCGCCTGTGGTTCCCCGTCTTCTGTCATCTACACATATACGAATTCGAAGAAGACGGGTTGTGCCTTCGCCTGAAACCGCTCAGGCAAACGCTTGAATGTCTCTTCATCTACCACAGTAAAGCAGGTTGGCAAACCCAACGGTTCCCCGTAAAAACGGGTGTAGCCGTTGATAACCTCTTGGGTGAATAGCCTGTCAAGGTCGGCTGATTCCGCTTTTACCAAAAACCCATTGGGAAGGTCGCTTTCGGTCTCCACCGCTAAATAGCAGATTTGACCGTTATCTTTTGCGATGAAATAGGCGTCGTCTTCCCTGTCCGCGACGGCGACGGCATCCTTAAACACTCGTCCGTCTTCGTCACGCCAAAAACCATAACCTGCATAGAAGCTTCTGCTTGGGTCAATCCCGATAACGTAAAACCGCATTGTCTTTTCCCCCTTTGCGTTTTGTTTTCTATTGGGTTGTTCCACATATTAAGACGCTAATCCACATAAAAAGGTTCCACACACGGGAACCTTCCACGAAAACAAGTAAAAAGCACAGGAGTTTGGTTCTCCTGTGCTTTTCTTGGCATGTGGTTGTCTACTCGTAGAGGGATAACCAGACGCCATCTTTTCCTACGCAAACCAAAGCGTCGGCGTCTTTCTCCAGCTTCGCCTTTCCACCTAGTTTTACCCAACTGGAGACTACCTGCTGGGCTAAATACTGGGTGCCGTTGCCGACTCGAAAGGTTCCCGTCTCCTTCGGTTGTTTCGCTTCGGGGTAACTGATTCCCCTGAAGACGTAAAACTCGTATCCCAAAGCGGAAAACGCTTTACTACCAAACGGCTTATGTCCGTTTCGGTAGTCAATCGTTAGGGCAGGGATTTCTACCCAATGCCCTTCACGGATAAACGCATAGTCTCCAATCGTCCCGTCGGGATTGCTGTTCTTCTCTTTGGGCACCAGAACGCCACCACTGTAAAGCTTTTGGCAAAGCAGGTTAAACCAGAACAGAAACCTGTTTGCCTCTCCATTATGTGACGGAACGACATCCTGCGTCTGCGTCATGGTTTCGGTAACGCTTCGCGACGCTTCGCTGCTTCGCTGCTTCGCTTCCATTGTTGTTGTTCCCCCTTCGGTTTGGTCTGGTTTGGTTGGTTTGCAATGTGCCTCAAGCACCGCTTCGGCGAACACTTCAAACTGCCGAAGCTCACCCTCTACGTGGGCTGTTATCTCTCCTTCTGTGTCCCACCACTCAAGCACCGCCAAAAGGTTGCCGTTGCGCCATAACTCCAGAGAAAAAGAGTACGGCGCAAAATCGGTGCGGTGCAAACGAAGCTGCCATTCGTCAACGGCTACGCTGTACGCCTCTAATAATTCGTGTTGGCAGACGCACCACGTCGGGTCAAACTCAAGACGCCTGTCTTGGTATCGCCCTGCCTTTCTGTGTTCAGTCCACACGTGACACGTAGGCGGGTTCGACTCGACGTCAACAACGCACCCGAACGCTCTACCCCATTCTTTTATGGGGATGTCACTCTCTACCCTGACGTACCCAGCTGCAATCACGGCTCTTGTGTTCTTTTCGAAAATGGAAACCTTTCCAATCTTCTTGACGTGTTTCATTGTTGGTCACTCCTTCCGTTGGTTTGGTTTGCGTTAGCCTTTTCCTACTGCCGTTTGAGCGAACGCTTCAAAGGCAGTGATATCGCCTTCCGCGTAGGCAGTCACCGCTTTGTCTTCACTCCACCATTCCAACGCTGCAACAAAATCGCCGTTACGCCATAACTCCAGCGCATAGCCATCAGGTTGCTGAATGGTACGGTGCAAACGCATTTCCCATTCGCCGACGGCTACGCTGAACGCCTCTGTCTGCGGTTGGATGGGCTGCGCAGGCTCAAACTCGATGCTGTGCCCCCGACTGGTAGCCGTCCCTCTGTGCTCCATCCAGACGACGCAGACGGGTTTCTGCGGTGCAACATCCACAAGGCACCCGTAGGCTTTGCAGAACGACTTCACGTAAACCTTACTGCCTACCGTGACATGGGTAGCCCCGATAACTGCCTTCGTGTCGCGTTCATGAAGCGTAAACTCACCTGTCTTTTTCGTGTTCTCCATCGTGGTTGCGCTCCTCTCGTTGGTTTTCGTTTTGTTAGACGCATCTTCTTCAGAAAAGGTTCCGCGTCGCTTTCACCGTTTATATATATCCACACCCTGCCGTCGTTTTAATATGCTTTCTTTGTTGTTTTCGAAAACCCAGTACTTCTCTTGGGCTGCTGGTGTTCCGTCGCTTCCGCCCTGCCACGCCTGCTGCCCCCCCAGTGTGTGGGTGTGCCAACAGAAACCCGCCCCCCTACTTCACTCGGAACATAACATACGTGTAGACAGGACTCGGCACCCTGAGGTTGTTGACGTTCTCTTCGGGGAAATCAACGCCCCCGTCGCGTAGCAGAGGCAGCACTTCTCGTTTCACAAACTCCTCTAGTCTGCGGTCAATCTCTTCAGCAACCGCTCTGGATACGGCGACGTCGGACGGGAACTCGATAACCAGCATATCGGCTGCGTTGTCGAATACGTATGTCTTTGCGTCTTCGTAATCCATAGCCGTTGGTCTCCTTCCTGTTGTTATTGCGGTTCCCCTACGGCGTCGCCGTTGGCATCGCTATCGCGGGACGCTACCGCGTCTGCGCCCTTTATCGCCGTCTGTTGAACGGTAAACAGCAACCTGTGCAGAAAATCTTCCGTCAGTGCCACGTCAGACACATGACAACCAAGCAGGTTGCCGTAGCCGTCCTGCGTCAAGCGGATGTTGCCGACGTCTTCCTCTATGCCGTTAGCGTCGGCTAAGCCCAGCCAAAGCTCTGCTACGGCGATACCTTTATCGCTTTCGAGGGACGGTATGCCGTTTGAGCGGTAACGAACGGTAACGCCTAACCGTCCTGCGCAAAAGTAAACCCACCATCCGATTTCTTCAAACCCAGAAAGGTTTGTTACTTGAACCGCAGGACGGCTCACCACACCGCTGCTGGTTACCTCTATCTTTCCGTAACTCTCAATGCTGTTGATAACAACGCCGTCGGGACGGAACCGCAACATAATCCGTCCGACGCGAAGCACCCAGTCGCTGCCGTGTTTGTCCAACATGAACGTTCTGCGCATGGCTCTACTCCTCTCTTTCGGTCGGGGTGAACAGCTTGTCCAGATGAACGACAAAACGGTCGCGGTCAACAAAGCTTATTCCCCAGTCGCTGTATTTTGTAACGTAACATCCGCTGACCGCAACGCCCTCTTGGGTGGTTTCGTGGAAAAACAGCTCCACACTAAGGCGTCCGCTTCGTTCGGATTTGAGGCTCAGGGTCGTGTTTCCGTCAACGGCAAACCGCTGGGTACCGCTGCTTTCGTCGCCCTGAAAAACCGTCGTGTTGTTCTTCTTCAGACGCGACGGAGCGTATACGTAGCGGTCAACGCCGTTCGTGAAGGCGACGTCCCCGCCGTCGGTGACCGTTATCACTACGCCGTTGGGAAGCTCCACCTCTGCGTGTGTACTTGTGAACCTGACGACTGTCTGTGCGACGGACATTGCTCTAGTCCCCCTTTCGCGGTTCTCTACGGCTTCGCCGTCTCTTTCGATTTCCTTCGCTCCTGATACACCTCATGCTGTCTGCGCCACAGGTTCCACGCCATGTTGAGCATGGTCTGTGGCGAAGGTCTTCCCCGAAACTGCCAAACCTGTGTCGGCGGAAAGGCGTGTTGCTGGGCGTTGATGAACTTTCTGATGCCCATCACTCTGTCTCCAACGCGGATGGAGTAATCCAAAGCGTTTACCCACACCGCTGGTCGGATAAAGTTACGCGACATGTCGGGTGGAATACCGCCGTACCAAGCCGAAGCCGTTAAGGGGCTGTTCAATACGATATACAACAGCCCCTGCCTGCCTTCGCCCCCGTACAGTGCGTTGGATGCATGGCGCAGGGCACTGAGTACCGCCATGTACTCCTCTGGAAAATCGTCGTCTAACGGCGTAGAACGACAATGCAGAAGCACCACGTTGTCGTTCAGTTCACCCACATCTTCTGCTCTGATGTCGCCGTCAATGTAGATGAACGGGTGAAAGGCAAAGAACCGACGGCTGTGGTAAGGGCAAAGCCATAGCTTTATCCCTGCCACCGTCCGCTCTTCCGCTTTCTGAACGCGACGTTGGCATACGTCACAGAACGCTAACGCTTCGCTGCTGCGCTCCACTGTTCTTACCTCACTTTCTATTTTATTTCTTCTCTTATCTGTTCTATGGCATCGGGGAACCTAGAAAGGATTTCGTCCCGCTTTGCCTTTGCTTCTGCTTCGGTCTTGAAGTAGAAGGTGTACACCAACGGAACGACCCTTTCGTCCTCAAAGCTGCCCTCTTCAGCCCCGACGGATGCTGCTTCTAACGGCAGCGGACGGGGGCTGTGGATTTCGAGTACAAATCGTCTTTCCATAACGCTTCGCTGCTCCGCTTCCGCTCCTTCTGTTTGTCTATTTATTAGACGACGCCCTTAATAAAAAAGTTCCCCCTTTTGGGGGAACAACCAAAAGAGCTGAAAAGAACTATAAACCTAAATAGCGAATGACTTCGGCTCTGATGGCTTCTTCAACGGCTTCCACCAGCTCCTCTTCGATGTGAAGCGTCTCGGCAATCTGCTTCCTCTTTGAAGCGGGTAGCCTCAGTGCTCTTTCTTCAAGCCATTTGCGTAGCCAACGCCTGAAAAGTTTTTCAAGCATTCTTATCACCGTCCTTACTGGTCACCGACAGAAGCCCCCGCACCCGCTGCTCCAGCACCTGCAGGACGTTCGTCCCGCTGTAGCCTAAGAGCGCAGAGAAAACGGGATGCGTGTCAACTATGAACCCGATGAAGGCTCCGATTAAAACCGACTGGAGCGACGCTAAAAATATCTTTCGCCCTGTAACCGACGGCAAAACAAAGCAGTCGGCAGAGGCGATGGCGTTGATGAGTCCGCCAACCGCCCCCGCCAAAACACAGACCCAAGAGAACTCCCATTGCGAAAGCATCTCTATCATGTCTGCAGTAACGCTCCTTCGAAAAAGATTTTACGTCACGCTTGAACCGACCAGACCGATAACGTCAACCGCACCGAAGCTGAACGCCATCGTAATCGCGTTCATGATACCCTGAGTCCTGAAGTCGCGTTCGGTTACGATGGTTGGCTTTTCTCTCCAGAAGTATTTGAGAGAACCAACACTCGGCGACGCGAACAGGAACCAGTCGTTGCTGTCGGTCAGGTAAGGGTTGACGATAACGTCTACCGTACCCTTGAACGGGTTGACGGTACCCGCGTTCGCTTGGAACGGCGACGAAGCACCCGTCGTGGGGTAAGCCATGCTCCCCACCAGTGTTTTTGCCGTGACTTCCAGCTCAGGCGGAACAACAAGCACCGCAGGCTCTACCATAATTGGGTTGCCCCGCCAATCAACGGCTCTGCGGAACAAACGCAATGCCTCTGCCAAAGAGATGTCGTTCAACGCTGCGGTCAGCTTGTTACTGTAGGTGCCCCCTTCAATCGGGTGGTCGGTGGCAAAGAGCTGTTTTCCGTCCACCCACGTCGGGTTTGTTGCGTAAAACGCCGTAGTCAGCAGCTCAATGGTGTTTTGGGCTGCTCTTACAGCCGTTCGCGTTAGGCGTCCAGACACCACCTGATACTGGTCGCCCCGCATTAGGCGTTTTGAGATAGCCCACGCATAGCCGTAATCCTTGTGTATAAAGAGTACCTTATAACCGTTTGTGGCACTCATGAACGGCAATTCAGAACCGTCTGAATCCCACTCAGGAAGCGACGGAAGCCCCACAATGTGCTGGTACTCTTCATACTCTTTGTCCGACGTGTCCACTTCGTAGATTTGACCATAGATGTTGGGCTTTTGAAACTCCCTCATTAAGATTTCGGTAAGCCCTACCCGTAACAAGTTCAATTGCCCACTTGTAATCATAAACTCACCCCCTCTTTAACTTTTGCGCTTTCGCCCTTTCTGGGCTAATTCCTGAAAGCGACGTTTTCCGTACTTTTTCCGCCCAATCCACGCAGCCAATGCGTCGGAGTCTTCTACACCCCGACGTTTGAGCTTCGAACTGAGCTGCTTAAAACGCTCTCCGCTGCCTAAAGGCGGTTTTCCTTTAGCCATGTTAGTAACCCTCCCACGCAAATACTAATGACGGGTGGAA